ACCATCTATTGTGTAAGTGTCCTGGCACTGTATAGACCCTCCGAATTCGTCATAATCTGCCAGGTACATCGGATACGCTGCCGGGTCTGCGCCATCTGCCTGCATTGGGCCGGTTATTGTAAGAGCCTGAAATATAGCAACGGATGTCCTTGTCGGATTTCTGTAAATCCAGCGAACACCGGGGTAATTACCGACAATACCCCCGACGGTAAATTCACACTTGCTGTATTTAGGCCATTGCCCCTGATCATACAAATACGGTGTTTTAGTTGTCGGGGTGGTAACGAACTGCATGTTGTCGAAAATGTAACGCGTGGCGTTATCATTAATTTTAACGACATAATGCGTCGCATCTTTTTTGCGTTTAGTCTCAATTTTCCCTGACAGAAAACGGACATGTTCAATAAACCCGCATTCCAGCGAGAACGGACAGTGCTCAATTCGCATATCGTAAAATTTCAGCGCGTTCGAGTTATCGCCATGTTGCGACCCCAGCCAGACCGCCGGGACTGTCCCGTCCGGGTCAGAGCAGATACTGACAGTCAGCCGTCTGATTGAGCCGTCCCACAGCTCGCTTCCAAGCAGTGCTTGCTTAAACCCACAGATGGTCAGCGTGCCGATATCGATGGCAGAGGCAATGTAATCCAGTTTTAACGCCGGGCGGTTTGACCTGACATTCCACTCAGCAGGTATGGTTAAATCACGGTTATCAAATAAATCTTTGCTGACAATTGCGACATTGCGCATGTAAATGCCGGAGAGCCGTTTTGCTTCAGTCCCCGCAATCGTGATAACCGGATTTGCTGAATCAGCGTCACGTGCAATAAACACGGTCCCGTTATCAATCGATCCCAGATTGCGGGTGCTGGCCAGCTCTGAGTTAACGCCCCATTCAAGATCAAATTTTGGGTCGTAAGAGAAATTCAGCTCAGAGATGTAGATTTTTCCAGTGGGCAGGCGAGTGTGTTTTTTACCTTTTGCATAGGCGTTGAACTGGTTCAGAACTTCGGCATTAAACTGATAATCAGTGCTGATACCAACACCAAAGGATGACATATTTACATCACGTCCCATGTTAAGACGCCATGCTCCTGAGCGTCCAGTGGGATCAGCATGTGGAGCGATGAAAAGTCGAGGATAAAGTGAAACCAATTCACTCATATCTGACAAGTCAAACCACCAGTCACCATATCCAGAATCAAACGGTGCGAGTGCCCCTTTAGTACTGATTCGTGATGATAAATCAGGAAATACATCACGCAGGTCATCAATACAATCCGGCGTTCCAACCAGTAGCTCACCACTGATTGTATTAAGTTCTTTTCGTAATCTCGCGTCGCCAAGTAATGGAATCGCCTTACTAAGCTGATCGTAAGATCTCTTATCGGGGGAAATACCTGCCGCTGAAAGTAAATTCAGAAGTTCAGCCTGTACGGTATTAAACCAGTCCGCACCAGGCCAGCTTATCCCGCCTTGCTCCTGGCTTTCACCAAACCAGCGGGGCGAGATAGACTGCTGGTCTTTCGGTTCCGGCATTTCAGGGACGCCGCTGGTATTGTCGAGATGGTACATAGCGGCTCCTTACGGTTTCTCTGGCCAGACAATAACGGTTGCAGTGGTATCCACGCGGCTCAGTGCGAGGCGATACGCCTCCCAGCGTGCGAGCTGCGCGGTCTCATCGTCTGTAGCCTGGTTGCTGCTGACGGCATAGCTCAGCAGCGAAATCTGCTCTGATGCCTCAGACAGCAGTTTTGCCTTATGGCTGTCAGCCTGGGCGGTGATATAAGCCCGTTCAGCGTCTTCGTTTTTAACCCAGGCTGAGCCATCCCATTCATCAAACTGACCCGGCATTTTGAGTGTGAAGCCGTCAGGAACGGGGCCAATATCTGTAATGGTCAGGGGCTCGCGGCGCGCGGTGCTCCAGATAACCTGACCGCGCAGGTCCTTGACATAAACCCACTCGGTGCCGTTCCAGCGGGTGACGAACGTCGTTTTGTCCTCTGGAGGGGCCACAAACGTGCAGCCATCAGGCAGTGTGAACCACGCATCAGGAACAACGTGTTTAGTCGCGTTGCTCTCGTAATAAAGCTGACCGGTCTTATCTTCAATCTGCGTCCACTGGCCCTTCGCGAACAGCAGAACATAACCGGCATCCGCCACAGGGGGCTCAGTAGTGATGGCCCATTCCGGCAGGGATTCACTCAGAGAAGAAATAACAAAACCGGTGCCGTGAATATTCCAGTAACGGGTCCCACGAATATCGGTCACATATTCCCATTCACCATTTTTAAATATTCCCGTCTGGCCTTTTTCCGGCTCACAGGGAATATGCGTGGTATTAGCAGGCAAGCCTGTGCCTGCCGGAATCGTCATAAAAACGGAGCCGATATAAACACCATCGACGTCGTACTGATAAAGCCAGATAGCGCGGGGGCTATGAGAAAATTCGAATGACATTACGCTAACCTCACGATGGCGTTAAAGGCGATATTTTTGACGGTGTTTTCCGTATTACCGGTGCTGTTGATCGTCACTGTATGGCCGTGTGGCCCGATGTAAACGGTATGGCCGTGAATGCCGATTTCGACGGTATGTCCGTGGGCCGGGGCTTTGCTGGTTTTATTCCGAGTGCGGTGGGAGTCATTATCTGACCCGACGACGTAATCCGGGTCCCAGGCTTCACCCGGTGCAGCAAGACCACCGTTATGGTCGTGTTCGTTATCCGAACTGGTGGGCTTTGTACCGTGATCAAAGTTACTGGCTGGCACGGTCCCGAGGTCGGTAGAAGCCACGCTTCCTGTGTGTGCGTGAGCCTTCACGCCGTCAGCTTCATAAGACAGCAGCGTCCGCCCGGAGGCCGGTAAAAACTTGATGGTCTGCCCGCGCATGTCCGGCAGAACGCCAGAGGGATATGCAACCGCAAGGCGCGGATAGGCTGTTTTATTAAAGCTCTGCCCCAGCATCAGTATAAAACCGGTCGGCGCTGTTGCCCCCGGCCACGCCAGCGGTATTCCCGGAGGGATCATATAGTCCGAGGAGAAAATACGGATAGCCTGGGCAAACTGGTCCAGTGCATTTTTATCCGGCGTAATATTCGCCAGCGCCAGCACATTCAGCATTTCCGCCTGAATAGCATTGAACCAGTCCGCGCCCGGATAACTCGGCTGAATACCGTCGCCGCCTTCGGTAAACCAGCGGCGCTCGGTAAATAATACCGGCTTGATGGCAGGCATATCAGGAACGGAAGAGGCATTATCCAGGTGATACATAATTAAACCTCGTAAAGAAAATCGTAATCGTGGCCAGCAAGCCGGTAACGACGTAAAAAACATTCCAGTATCTGCGCCTGCAGGCTGATTAACGGCGTCAGGACGTTACTGATACTGCGAAAGCGGATCATCGGCATATCCGTGACCGTCACCTGCAGCAGGTAGCGGTATTTGTGGGAATAAATCGGATACATGATGTCGCGCATGACGTGATGCGGCAGAATTTCGGTCACCTGAATGGTGAAGCCCAGCGCATCTTTTACAGCCTGCTCAATCTGCCAGGTGGCCAGCCCGCCTTTGCGGTGATACTTCTCCACCACGGCGTCACGACGGCGGTCGAAGCCATCCGGGATAGCGTTACAGTCCGGCAGTCCGAGATAATCTTCCCAGTCGGAAAGCAGCAGGTCAGTGGTCTCCGGGCGCATCTCAGTGACAAGCAAATCCGCGTTCGCCTCCGCCAGCTGCAGGCGGGAACTGAAGCCCCGGAGCAGTGACGTCAGCGCCGCCGTCTGGTCGCGTGGCCACGCTTTACCGCGTGGCATCATCTGCTGCAGGACGTCCTGCCAGTCCTCTACACGATGCGCCATGTGATAGCCCCCAGCGTCAGCAGCTCATAGTTCTCGCTGGACTGATTTGTGGTGAGGTCCAGTTCATAGTCGGTGACACCCGTCGATGAACCAATGGCCGTACGGATAGCAGAGAGCAGCAGCGTGTCGCCCGGCGAGACCGAACGGAACAGCGCCTGCAGGCTCAGGGTGACCGCAGAACGGATAGCGGCAGTGTCCGGAATGACGCGGATGGTCAGCGGCACCGGCTTGAGTGTCAGCGGGATGGGCCAGACCTCGATACCACCGGGCTTGCCGACGTAAGTCCCGGTCGCCGGGTCCTGATGGCGGAACAGGTACACCTGCATGGCGTTGCGGTCAGTGACGGTCGGGATAATGTCAGAGCGCTGGTCGTAGACCCACGCCAGTCCCACCGTTCCTCGCCCGTGCCAGTTGTCGAATGCCCACGCACGGCTGATGCCCGGCAGCTCAGTGGCCCAGATAACATAATCATGCAGTGCACCACCGGTCGGCGGATTGCGCTTGCGGTACAGCAGGCGCGTCAGCAGCTCGGCCACGGACTCGACGTCCGCGCCGCCTGAGATACCGGCATTTTCCACCACGCCGTCGCTGTTCACCCCGGCCACCGGGGAAATGAGGGTCAGGACGTCACCGGCTTTCAGGTTGCCGCTGAGGCCCGTCTCGTCAGCCTGCACGGTGACGGTGATTTTACCCGCTGACGGGTCACTGGTGGCGGTGACGTGGAAGCGCACACCGTCCTGTGTCTGCATTTCGGTATCGAGCGGTAGCGGCTTTGTGCCGGTGAAGGTGACCGGGCCGCTGGCATAGGATGCGGCTTTACGAATAACGCCCTCATAGCGGGCGGTATCAATAATGGTTTCGTCGGCTGACTGCTCTGACGGGATAATCTGGTTTTTAATCCACGTCTGATAATCGTAGACGTCGCGTAAAGCGCCGCTGAAAGCGGTATTTAACGCGCGTTCAACACCGACAATCGGTAATTCCTGGTCGAGTTCAATCTCTAAATCATGAATACCGGCACGAATAAGCTGGCGGAGCGTCGGGACATTAAACGTAGCCATTTTCTACCGCCTCCCAGCGTTTCTTTATTTCGACGGTTAACTCGGTTTTATCCGGGCGGGTGAGAATAATGGTTAACCCCAGCAGGTTAATGCGGGGAATAGTGGCAATGACCTGGGCATTTCGCGCATAGCCGTCACGTAATAACGGCTGCATGGCCAGACGGGCGTAATTCTCCGCGCGGAGCCTGACCTCTTCTGTCAGCTTTTCACGGTCAATCAGCCAGAGCTTTGAGCCCCATTCGAAATCACTGAAGGAATTACCGCACCAGCCGCGACGGTCATCGGTGCCGTCGGGTATTTCGTCGCTGGTATCTGCCCGCGCATCAGTAAACAGGCAGATATACACCAAAGAAACAAGGCCCTCGTCAAACGAAAGGCCATTGTGTTCAATCTCGATGTCGCCGCCAGCGGGCAGGTGCCAGTTTATTCTGATGGTCATAAGGGTTCAGTCGTGTTTTCACCGTCGCCATCCTTATGAATATGGCCAAGGAAAGATTTTCCCTTAACCTGAATATCTTCACTGAAAGAAGTGGGACCGGTGATATTTATCTGTTTACCGATAATGTCACAGCTCTCTTCGGCAACCACATTTACCGTCTTCCCTGTTATTTCAATCACGCCATTCTTTTTCAGGCGAATAATATGGCCTTCCTGATGATAAATAACAACGTCGCCTTCTTTGCCACTACGGGGACGACTTCCTTTATCCTCGACGGCGATGGCCACCATGCCGCCGCGACGACCACCTACGGCGACGACAATGGCCTCTGAGCCTGCAGGCGGGACGCTGGAAAAACCGTAATTCTGGAAGCGCTCGACGTCGTCATTGGTCTCATCGGCCAGCGACTGTACCTGCAGGTTCTGCCGACCGAGGCTGTCCGTCACGATACGCACCAGCGCACGGTCCACCATCAGGCGCAGACGGCGACCCATAGCGGCGATAGAGCGGGAAAAACTGACCTCTTTCAGTCCCATGTCACCCCCACGGTGGATTTTTTGCCTTTCTTCTTCGCCTTCTGCGATGGCATATCCAGCGACTCAGGCGGTGCCAGGGTCAGTACCGTCAGACGACCGCTGTCACTTTCCATAAATGACACAGATTTAATCAGCCAGGTGACGTCGAGCTGCTGGATTTCATCGGTGACCGGCACCAGTCGGTTAGTCTCCCACAGTGGACCTGTAGCACCATTTTCACGCCAGCCCGACACGGTGATTTCGGTTGTGTTGGCTTCGCCCATCATATGGGCCTTATGCCATTCACCACGGGCGCTGGCCCCGCCGACCGTCAGGCTGTCCTCGTTGACCAGAATCTTCGGTCGGTAGCGGGTGATCTCCGGGTCACTGACTATCGTCTGACGCCCGCCGACCATCTTCACCGGCTGATCGTCCCACGTCGCACCTCCCGCACTGGCGGTGCCCTTGACGATGTACTGGCTGGCACGCTCACGCCAGCTGAAGCGCCCACGGGCAGCCAGAATATTATCGCCGAGGGTGAGCTTTACTCCCGCCCGCCGGGTGGAAGCGCGGGTGATAACCAGCCGCCCGTACGCGTCTGACGTCACCAGAACGCCGCGCTGTTTAGCCAGCCGGTCGAGCAGTTCAAAGCCGGTTTCACCCTGTTCAAGGGTGATGCTGCCAAAGGCGTCGCCGGTGTCGGTCTCTGTAACAACATCAATGCCGTAAGGCTTGCAGATTGTTGCGGCAAGCTGCTCCAGCTTCTGACCTTTCCACTGGCCGGACTTATCGACCACCGAGCTGTCCACCAGATCGCCGGTTTTGTCACGCCCCATCACGCGCAGTGAGACATTCTCCGCGTCATAACTGGGAATGAAGTCGTCGATGTAGCCGGTCAGCACGCGGTCGGTGCCGATGCAAACCGTGCAGGACTGGCCGGGCTTGATTGAGCGAGGAGCTGCTGCAGACCAGCGGGCGGTAACGGTCAGATCAAACTCTCCGGCGATATTGTCGAGAGAACGGTTGATGGTCATATCCGTCCAGCCGCTCCAGACCTTGCCATCAACGTTCAGGGTTAACTCTTCAGTCATTGCTGATGATCTCAATCGTCTGGGAGGGTGTAATAAAGGAGGGGTAACGCAGGCGGTTGCGGGTCACAAGTTCATCCCTGTTCTCAGCGTCGCCGGTCTCCCTGTAGGCCAGCAGCATCACCGGCACTGTCCGGGCCGGAGTGACACGGCGCAGCTCCGGCAACTGGATGCTGCGGATACGCACATCATTGACCACGGCGAAGCGCAGCTCGCGAAGAGAGCGCCACAGCTCACGAATCCCGCTTTCGACGGCTTCCGCGGCGGTCTCTCCGAGGCGCTCAGCCAGCTGGTCGCCAGTGCTTTGCGCATCCTGACCGGTCTCAAAGGTCGCCAGGGCTACAGCTTCAGCCTGAGCGACCAGCGTGGAGATAATGACCAGACGCCGGAAGTCTTCGATATTTGTCTCCATCGCCGCCGTGGTCTCCGGCGTCGATGCCGGTGTGACGCTGCTGGCAAAGCCGGTATCGGTATTCACGCTGATGTTATCGACAAGGGATTTGGTCGCAGACTGTGCTGCGCGGTCGCCTTCCCACTTGTCACGCAACTGGTCATAGACGCGCAGGGCGAACGGCGGCTCAGAGACGAGGTCTTTCATATCGCTGATGAGGCCCGTGATATCGCGGATCATTTCACCCGGAGCGGCAGCTACAATACCGGCGAGGTCCTTAAACCGGTTGAGGCGGTCCATCCACTCGCTGAGCGCATCCGGCAGGGTCGGCAGGCTGGTGACAAAACCCTCCATGTCCTCCAGCAGGGTGTCCACCATGCTGCCGACCCCGTCGAGCGCCGCGAAATAATCACCGCTGGCCAGCGCTTCCTTGACCTTGTCCGCCGAGCTGAGCGTGGTGGCGCTGGTGTCTTCGGTGCCGGACGGGAACAGCTGCTCGCCAGCCTCGTACACCTCAAAGGAAATGTAGACAATACCGCCTTCTTCGGTGGAGAGACGGTGCGTAACGCGGCCCACCTGAACCTTCTGAACGCCGAACCACGGATGCACCAGTTCGCCGGGACCGGCGGTATTGAGCGCCGCCAGCAGGCGGTTCATCTGGTCGATGTAGTCACTGCCGAGCAGGATCGCGTTAATCTGCTGCTGAGTCAGCACCGCGCCGTGGTCTTCCGTCCAGCCCACCTCTTTTTTGGGGTAAGCGTGGGGGATAGCGCGGCGGCCGCCAGCGCCCTCGACGTCGCGGAAAAAGAAAGCGACGCCCCGGAACGAGGCATCACGCAGGTCTTCCCACTTGATAGCCATTAGTCTTGCTCCGTACTGCGTAATCCGGTACCCGCACTCATGGTGACGCCGGGGGCATTGACCCTGACGCTGGTCACCTGGACCCGATCATCTTTAACGGAAACCTCGATGCTTCCCTTCAGCTCAGGCTGCTGCAGGAACGGGTAGCCAGGCTGATTCTGAGGTTGCATTGAAGCCCACGGACGTGGATCAGCAATTTGTGGATCATTGCTGATGGAGTTAAACCAGCTCTTCAGAGACTCCCATTTTCGGGCCATGTACTGACGGTTGCGCTGGCTCTGGCTAGCAAAGTCACGGTCCTCCGGTGGGGCGTTATTGTCCTCGGCTGTCTGGCGGGTGAGATCGTCAATGCGACCAGGAAGTTTATACTGGGTCTCCAGCTCGTCATACAGCGCTACCGCACCAACTACCGGGGCGGCAACTTTACCCACACCGCGTAAGACTTTGGCCATGCGACCTGAGCCAGCACCAGCCCCGTCACCTGCGCCACCAGATCCGCCAGGCAGGTTACTGGCTCCCCCCATGCCACCCGCACCCATGTTCACCACATAGACCGGCATCACACCGGAGCCAAAGACGTCGGAAACGCCTTTGGGGATGCCCTTAGATTTTCCGCCCCCGAACAAATCCCATGCACCTTTCCCAATCTGAAAGGCTTTACGGGCGGCGATAACACCACCGACCGCGATGGCAATATTCTTGCCTGTTTCCAGCCAGTTCTGGACAGTCTTCTGATCTACGGAGTTAATCGCGTCTGCCAGCTCCTGCACTGGCTCAGCCAGGTTACCATTAGCAAACTTAAGCCACGTTGTATTAAGGCTTTGTAGTGCAGATGTAAAATCCTGCGCCGCATAAGTTGCATCTTTCTGGATGGTTGCACCATCAGCTACAACAGAATTGTATCGGCGTAGGTTCTCCCGACCTTTCTGACTTGAAACACCTGAAATAAGGTCGAGGCTGGTCTGAGTGAAACCAACTTCCATCAGTTCACCGAGCTGGCCTTTGCCGCTTTTTTTCCCGCCTCTGGCAGACCCTTCAGATAACATCATGAGTATTTCCGGGAGAGAATATTTCAGCTTTCCGCTCTTATCCCTGATTTTTACCCCTTTTTTCTCTAGTGCCGTTGCAATTTTAGGGTTCTGGACTTCTCGGATAAAATTCTCAACTAACGTTGCCGCCGTATCACGATTACCCGTCGCATCCATTGCTGACTCCATAACCACACCCACATCCTTGATACCCTTGACGCCACGACCACCAGCGGCTGCATAAAGAGAAAGTGAGGGGCCTGCTTTTTCAGCCAGATCCTTCAGTTCATATGCCCCTTCTTTACCCAGTCTATTCAGCACATCCATAGCAAGAGTAGAGTTTTTGTCGTCGTTGATACCGTATTTTTGGAACTGGGCAAACAAGGCACCGACAGACTCACCACTACTGCCAGTTCCGGCGATTGTTAATGCGGCTGACTTAAGGTTTTTGATACCGAACTCAATATCACCGGTCATTGCGTTGACTGTTTCCAGGAAACCAACAAGCTCTTTATCGTCAATACGGGCCTTTATAGATACGTCCTGCACGTCACTATAAATGCTGGTAATTTGCTTCTTTGTTTTATCGGCAGAAATGCCCAGTCGGGTCAGCCTACGGTCCGTATCGGCAAAATTACGTAGCATTGCTCCGCTGGCAAAACCAGCAATCATGCCCGTGTAGCGATTACCCAGCGCATCCAGCCCACGGCCAGCAGCTGCAGTCGTAGCCCTGACCACATTCATTGCCCGTTCATTGCGGCGGGCGAACTCGGACATGTTGGCACCGTACTGGCGGGCTTTTGCGGTCAGGTTACCTGACAGATTAATGAGTATTTCAGTTGTGAGGCGGTTTGACATGTTGCTTCCTCAGCTGTTCTGTCATGCGCAGCAGCTGCCGTAGCGGCAACTGCTGCAGGTAGGACACATCAAAACGTTGAGACAAATTGACGATGAGATTACTGAGCGCCGTCGCCAGCGGCATCAGGTCGCCCCCGGCCAGCGGTCTCCGTCACGAGGTCATCCATTTTGCTCGCGGTGCTGGACAGCAGCTCAAGGTCTTCAGGGTGGAAGCTGTATAGCTGCTTAAGCGACAACGGGCCGGGGATTTCACCCACCCAGAGGATTTGCTTACGCAGCATTGCCAGCCCCATCAGCACTTCTGAGCAGTACGCCACCGCCTTGCCGTTCTCCCCGATGACCACGCGCTCTGCCTCAAGCTGGGCTTCGATAACGTCTTTTGAGGTCAGCTCACGGAAAGTGACTTCCTTGTAGTGCATTTCATCGTCAGTGCCTTTACCGGCGATGTAACCGTGTTTTAAGGAGATTTTCATCTCAGCCATGATTTACACCTTCACCAGTTTTTTGCCGATGAAGTTGGCGCTGATAGTGCCAGCATCTTCATCCAGCGTGGCCGGTTCGGCAGTCGCCGCGCCGGTCATCATGTAGGTAAGGCCGTTATCACCCTCAAACATCACGGTGACATTCTCCCAGTTACTGATTTCAATAACGTCCATGTCCTGCGCGGCGGCGATGGTCATCTGGATCGAGGGACCCGCCATTTTGCCGGAGGTACCCCAGACCTTGCCGCCACCCATATGCTGGGTACGCGTTTTACCGCCCGGATTGAGGGTGGATTTCCCCTCAGTTTTGATTTCGCGGCCATTAATACGGATGGCCGCCATACCCAGAATGCTCATAAAGGCTCCTTAAAGTTTGAACTGGACGAGACCAGCCAGCACACGCAGCTGATTAACCAAGTTCGGGTGACAGATAAAGTTCAGGCGGTTTTTGTCAGCGCTGTCGAGAAATACTTCCAGCGTGTCTTTGTAGTCGTCAAAGTCCTCAACCAGCCCTGCCGGAATCAGCTCAGTCAGTGCGATATCCAGCAGCTCGGCGCGGGCAATCTTCGGCGTGATGACCGGCTGACCCGGATCAAGCAGGTCGAGCACATCATCCCCGGCCAGCTTGTGACGTGGATAGCGGGTGGTGAAGCGGTTTTTGATGACGTAGCGGATACGCCCCAGCGTCGCCGGTGACTGCACATCCAGATATGAGGTATCAGTGTCGCCGTACTGGTTGACGCGGTACATCGTGATTTCACGCTCGATGCAGACGTTGTCGCTGGCGTCAACGTAATGGGTGGCTATACCGTCATGCAGCAGCAGGTTGCGTTCCGGCATATCCCAGCGCACCGTTTTGACCGGCGGCAGGATGCCAGGCAGCACCAGCGTCTGCAGCGGACGGGCCGGGTCGTTTGCCAGATAGTAGGACGCGATGCCGCCATAGGATGCCGCCCACAGCCAGTGCGGTTGCGGGGCGATATTGGTCCCGATGCAGGAAATCAGCCAGTCATTGCGGGTTTCGCCAAAGGTGCCGCTTTCAGCATGGGTGCCCCGGAAAGCCGTCCAGAGCTGCGCCTCAATCATTTTGAGCGGGCCCCAGCGTTCGAGCAGCTCATCGCGGATGGTGTTCAGGCTCTGCGTATCGTTGTACGGAAACACGATATCGGTGTACCAGTCATCGCCCAGCGCCGCAACGACGGGCGAAATATCCGGGGTGCCGGTGCCACCGGTGAACGCAGTCAGGGCCACTGCAACGCCTGCCGGTGTCTGCTCGCCGGGGTAGTAGTTGAGACGGACATCCATCGCATTGCCAGTCGCGCCTTTCCAGTTGGTGGTCAGGGTGACTGACGTTGTTGATGCGGCTTTCAGCGCGGCGATGACTTGTGTGTCCGGGAGTTTATTGACGGCAGTGATGATGGCGGCAGCGATGGTGTCCGCCGTCGCATCGGCGCTGACGCCGACCTGCACGGAAATACCATTGACCAGCAACGCCAGCGTACCGGCAGCAGTGGCCGGGCCGGTGATGGCCAGCTCTGCTTTTGCGGCAGTACCCGCGGCGATATCAGCCAGGCCCATCGCCCACACTTCGGTATAGCTGTTGGCCTTGCGCAGGGTTTTGAGCATCACGGCCAGCATGGAGCCTTTGCCGTAGAGCTGGTCAGCGGTGCCGTCGCTGGTGATACGGTTTTGCGTCAGAACGGCAGCGGTGCCGGTCGCACTCTGCTGGCCGATGACGATAATTTTGCGCGACTGTGCCGGGGCGCTGTCGAGCGCCTGAGAATTATCAATATCGATGTACACAAGCGGAACGCGGATATCAGCAGGAATATTACCCAGTGACGACATATCACTTCTCCTTTGCGGTTCGGGTCTGGCGGACTTCCGCCGTTTCGGTAACGGCTTCCGCCGGTTCAGTGACGGACTCCGCCTCAATACCGGTGATAACAACATCACCTTCGGCTTCGCGACGGTACCAGTACGCGCTCACGGGGAGCGTTTCTCCCTCGGGACTGAGGCGCTGGCCATCAGCTTTACGCACCTGCAGTCCCGCTCGGGCGGGCTTAATATGTTTCTTCATCGTTACGGCTCTCTTACGTTAATAACGCCTTTAATGGGGTCGGTGTCGTCACTGACCTGCAGTGTTGCACCCAGCCGCAGGAAGTCCGGGAGGGTGGCAAGGTCGATCTCATCATCCAGGCGGAACTCCTGCTCCCAGGTCACCGCCCACATGGTCAGCCCCAGATCGTTAAGCCCGCCGGAATAGATATTGTCGGCGCTGACGGAGGTGGCCAGACGCTCGGCCTTCATACCGCCAGCGGCTCCGCGCTGGACAATACGGCGTACCAGCTTTCCGACCAGCACCTCGCAGCGGGTATCGCGCGTATAGCCCCATGCATCGGTGGCCATGATGTATGCCGCCCAGGTGACATCGCCGACAGTACCGCCAGCCTGAGAGCGGACATTGCGCACGCGGAGTGCGGCCAGGCGGATGCAGCCATCACGATCCGTCAGGTAGGTTTTGACCTCTGCCGGGGTGCTGAACTGGCCGATATGGCGCTCAATGACGCTGACGCGGTCAGGTTTGTTTTGCTGAGGTTCGTTCAGCAGCTCCGGCTTCAGCCACGCCACAATGTTCTCAGCGGCGGATACAGTAGAGCCGGTGGTCAGCAGGGATGGACGTTCGTTAGTCACGGTAATACCTCACTCCAGAAATCACCGATGACATGCATCAGCTCATCACTGTTTGCGGTGGACAGCCCGAGGTACTCGCGCTGCGGAATATTCATCATGCGGTTATGGGAGCCCACGGTCTGCCAGACGGGATGCTTCAGCGCCCGTCCAAACGCCTGATGAATGAGACGCTTGTGGGCGCTGACCGGGACACCGCCTGCAAAGCCGTCCTGGTGAACGCCGCTGTGGCTGAGCGGCGAACCCACACGAACGCGGCCACGCTCGACGATGTACTGGATGCTGTCGAGCAGATCGCCGTTGCCCTGCAGCAGGCTCTGATTCCCGCTACGGGTCTTGCGGTAACCCTCGGACCACTCTTCCCAACGCTCACCAGCCGGTGAGGTTTTCTCGTCGCTGATACGGCGGCGGGTCTGCGACTCCACGACGGCGCCGATGCTCTCCAGCAGCTCCTGCTGCAGCGAACTGTCGGACAGCTTCTCGATGGCCATGCGCATCTGCTGCAGCTTCTCAGCGCCGATAACCTCAACCGATATCCCCATCACAGCACCCCTTTGAGGTTGTTACGGGTGAACAGCCGTTTGTTATCGGAGACAACAATCATCCTGCCGTTATCGGTCTCCGGGGCCGGAGTGTCGGTCGGCAGCCCGAGGTCACGGGTGCCGTTCGCCATCTCTTTCAGGGTCTGGATAGCGCTGTCGTAGCGCTTCTGAATCAGGTCAGTGATCTGATTGTCACGCTCGGACAGCCAGTAGATAGCGATGGATACGGCTACCCGGTGCAGCGGGCGCGGAACGGTGGTGATGTTCAGCGGCAACTGATAGCGCTTTGACAGAAACGAGTTGATCTCCGCGTCGGCATCTTCGATGGCTGTGGCTATCTTCGTCTCGTCGAGCTGGTTAGTCGCTTTGTCGATGGCCATCGTCCAGACCAGCGACCCGTCAGCAGCCAGCAGGTCATCACGGGTAACGTAAATTCCCATCAGTCTTTCTCCGCCACCTGCAGAACCGGCACTACCGCCACCACCAGATGAGGCTCAGCCTTCAGGCGCTCGGCGGTTTCGTGGCTGATGAAGCACTCCACCACCACATCACCCTCCAGCGCATTGGCCTCGTTATCGCCATCGGGATCGTCGCTGACAAACACATGCACCGGCTCGCGTGGCCAGAAGCGGCCGCAGCGCCAGAACCCGCGATCAGACCGGGCACGAATCTCCAGTATCTCGATGTCGTCGGTTGCTGGCATCGTTTGAGCGTCAGCGCTGGCCTGACTGTCAGCCCCCAGAGCTACGTTCATTAATTCATGCTGAACGGTATTAAGGTGGTCAGCTGAAATGTGAATCGCAGGCGCAGAAATGCTGACGCTGTCCCCGGCCAGGATAATGACGTCATCAGATGAACGAGGCGCACCAGTATCGCCAGGCGTCACACTGACGGAGGACGCACCCACCGCAATGTAATGCCCTGGCAATGTGACTGACCGTTCAGCTCGCGGCAGGTCAGCTGCATCAGCCGGTGCCACTTCCGGCGCTGAAACCGCGCCAGCGCGACCTTTAGCGATTTGCTTACCCGTTGTTTTTTCTTTCGTTCCACTCACTGTTCCATCCTCTTTAAAGGTGGGTTACAGCGGGTTTAACGCCCGCTGTAACGGTTTTAAAACGCAGACTGGCGATTACGCCGGGGTGGTAATGAACGGGCTATTGACGATTTCCACATCTTTGTAATAGATGTTGGAGTTACCGCCATCGACCAGCATCGCGTCGATAAGCTTCTTCGCGGCGGCGCGGTTTTTCCTTCCAACAACCAGCGTGGTCGGGGTGATTCCCAGCGGGTCGCCAGAATCGCGCTTCATTCCCTGAAGAACTTCTACAGCCTTCTCATAATTGGCCACTGTCAGCGGCGATCTGGACCCACAGGCGGTCTGCCAGAAGCCAAAACCGACGTTGCTTCGACCATCGACGCCAAACAGGAACTCGTTATTTTTAAAAGTGTGCTCGCTATCAAGATCGTCCAGGGCATGGAAGTCGAACGGTCGGCGCTTTTGATACAGGATCGGTTTAAGTACCTGTGACTCATCAATCAGGAACCACGGCTCGCCCGTCTCGGTACCATCACCCACGATGTTGCTGTAGGTACCACCCGCCATCGGGTGGTCGGTATCAAAGAAGTTCTGACCGTCAAAGCACAGCGAGGTGAACCCAGCAACCAGCAACGGGAAGCTCAGTTTGTCCGGGAACTCGGAGACCTGTCGCCCGAATGCTTTCGCAGTAATGCTGTACTGGCCCAGCTGATCATCTTCAATATTTTCCCGCTTAACGCGGATGGAGTTTTCCCACGTCTTGTTCGGGATGGTGTAACCCTGCTGGGAAAGCAGCGCTAACTGACGTTCGCCAATCCACTCTTTAATTTCTGGCAGATCTGACAGCCAGCCATACGTGTTGGAGGCGGCGCTGCTCGGGACTTCAGTTGCAATGCGCAGGTACTGCGGTTTGATGCCCGCGAGCCCTTGGGTAAATGCAGCGCTCAGCGATGTGGAGAGCGCATGCAGGATTTCAGCTGACGGTGCTGGCATTGTTATTGCTCCTGTTTCGGTTTAGCGGCGAGAAACTCTTCCTGGGTGAGGCCCATGCTGCGGCACATCGCCAGCTCAGTTTCGGTAAGCGTGGTCTGCTGACCGTTGTTCTCTTTGCCTTTGGACGGGTCGAGATTGACCAGCGGCTGCGCGGTTTTCACAAACGCCTCAAATTTCTGGCGACCATCTTCAGTGCGGCAAAGGGCCAGATACATATCGCGGTTAGCGGGCGCGACTTTCCCGGCGGTCACGGCATCGTCAACAAGCGCGGTAGCCGTCTTCTCATCCAGTGTCTTCAGACGTTCTTCCGCTGTCTGAGCGCGGTTGAGCGCAAGCTGGTAGGTCTCCTGCGGGATGAACTTCGACAGGTCCGGGTTTTGAGCACGGTTCAGCGCGGTCTGCTCGCTGTTCTTGATGGTCTGGATCGCTGACACGGCATCGTCAACAGACGCTGTCGCAGCAAGACCCAGCGCCGTGGCAATCTGCACAGGTACAGTCATGGTGTTCTCCGAGTTAAGAGCGGGTAAATACAGGTTGGGTTTGTTGGTCAGGCCAGCGCTGGACAGCAGCGTCACCTGGCCTGTTGAGAGATACCGGAAGGCCGGGCTGTAATAGAGGTACTTCTTACCCCTGACACATGCTTCACCGTCAGGCGTCCACTCAACGTGCGCATCCAGGCTACCGTCAGCATTAATGCGCATGGAATCAATCCAGGCATAGGCTGGTGCTTCTTCGCCTTTCGGGCCAAGCAGTTCGGTAGAATGTTCGATATCAATCGGTAACTTTGGATAACGGAATGAAGCGGCAATGACCGCAGCGGGATTGTCGTTAATCCACGAACGGCCATCCCGGCCAGTGAATGTGCCTGCAGGGATCATCGGCAGCCATTCCGGCAGCGGCTGGCTGGCATCCGACAGGTCGGGAAGCTCAAAGCACAGGGCCAGAAATTCGAGTTGTGTTGCAGGCTTTGACATGGTGCTGTCCGTCGTTAAAGGTAACTGACGGACAGTGTCGGCGATGCGGGAGAGGAAAGTGGATTAACCGCTTTCCTTGTATATAAAGGAAGGGTTACGGGAAACGCAGCAGGGAACCACGTTCAAACCCCGTTCAAAAACGCCGTGGCGCGTTTAAGAAATTTTCAGAGAATCATCGTACCACAAATGCCGGTAAAGTCCCTGAGCGCATTTGAGGCGGATTACCGCCTCGTTTCATTATCACTGTCGAAGGCACTCTGCTTCGCGGCAAGTTGGCGATCCAGTTCTGCCTGTCGGCGCGTACCCGGATTATAGTCCCAGCCTGGATCAATCCCCTCGGGTACCATCTCCTCTTCGCCCGTGCGCTTGTTAACCCACTTCACCCGTTTGACTGGCGGCGCTTCGGTGCGGACCGGGACGGTCTGGCGGATAACGTGACCAGTTGGCTGGCCGTTGTCGTCGAGTTGCTGCACGTTACGCGGGACGCCATTTTTCAGCAGCTGATCGTACTCATATTTGCTGACCTGACGGAGCATACATTTACAGCCCCAGCCGTTGGGGCAGAAATGGGTCAGCCAGAACGGGTCGTCAACGGGCAGGCAGAGGTCCGCCCATTTCAGGTGCTCGGCGCGGTGCTCGCGTGACGGACCCAGCGTATAGAGCAGATAGGGCATTGCACGTTTAGTGCGCTCAATGCGGTCCCACTGACCGGCGCTGCGGGCGGTACGCATGTTGGTATCATAGATGGTACGCAGACGACGATCGCTGCCAAGCTGTACGGGTCTGGTCTCACCCGTCAGCGGGTCATCCATCATCTGCTGCCCCCACCACCCGCGCCTCACCAGCAGGGGCTTCAGCACCTCCCGGAACTCGGCGAATGACTGGCCGCTGGCCAGTGCGTCTTCGACCAGCGCCCTGACGTCGGAAAGCAGGTCGAGCTGCGTCATCTTCGCCACGGTGAAACCGATGCTGTGCTCCTGCTTCCACACATCACGGTAATCAAAGCCCGGCGTCAGCTTTTTCGATTTCAGCCAGGCGAGCGCCTCTTTGGGGATAATCGTTGTTTCAGCCATCTTGACGATCTCCCAGCGTCCGCGCCTTAAAGCTCAGCATCGCCAGCTGCTGGACGAACGCGGCAGGCTCCAGCGTCTTCTGCAGGTCCGGCAGACGCGCCAGAAACTCCTCAAAGCTCCCTGCGTCCTTCGCCAGCTGCAGTACCGGGCTGGTAAAGGCGTCGCCGGTCTTCTCCCAGTCTTTCAGCGCCTCGCTGACCATCGCATCAATTTCATCTTCCTGTGAACGGTTAAGCGCAAGTTGCTCGCGGTTGAGTGCCGGTGCCGGGCTGAAGGCGGAGAAGCTATTGGACGGTGACAGCACCGCCGCGCCGTTCTCCGGCTCAGCCAGACCAAACTTGTCCCGCACCTCGGACTCCTGCACCCGCAGACCACGATCAACCAGGGGGATCAGCGCATCGACAAACGCTTTGAGGTCCTCCGGCTCGCTGATGGCCAGCTTCACTCGCGGGTACTTTTCCTGCGGCCCGTAGTTGAACTGGATAAACGGGCGAACCAGGAACTCATTGAGGGTGTTTTCCAGCTGACGGGCATCCCAGCGGGCAATATCCATGCGCACCCGGTCATGCACGTCGGCCTGAGACCGCGAACTGCCGTCATCGGTGGTCATGGTCTGCCCCAGTACGGCCTTACTCGTCTGTGCGTCGCACCACTCAGCCATTTCTTTGAAGAGAGCACCACCGCCGTTACGGCTGGCCGTCTCCTGCATCTCAAGCTGCATGCTCTGCGGGATGGCGCACCCGGCATCAGAGGCGATGGAGGCGATAGCATCGATGAGGGTCTTAATCTGCTCAGGGCTGGCGTTATTCCCGTACTTACCGACGACGATGGGTATGCCAAACTTCTCGGCAAACGCCCACCAGTCACGGACTGTAAAGGACTTGAGCATATACATCACCGCGACCAGACGGGCCAGACCATTACGCAGCGGCAGGCCGGACTTGAGGCGGGGGAAGTGAATGACATATTTACCCGGCGTCAGCGGGATACCATCAACCGGCTGTTCATCGGTCAGCAGACGAAACTGGCGCTGGGTCTCGCGGTCAGGTTTGAGGAAACGAGGGTCAACCCATTCATAGTCGCGAGGCTTCCAGACTTCCGCTGTATCCCAGAGGATTTCGCAGACACCCACGCCTTTACCCAGACCATCAAGCAGATCGAACAATAGCTCAGGGATTTGCGGCTGCTCGACAAGATCGCGAACAGCATCGGCCAGCATCACATCACGCTCATCGTCACTCGCAGCTTCCACTGCCGGAGGAATACCGGCGACGGTCAGCTTACGGGTACGTAACACACTGGAATAGTGCAGGTCACGTTCTTCCATCTCTTCGGCGAGGATGAAGTAATCGCTGGCATTGCCTTCCGTCACATTACGTAATACCCCGGCCAGTCTGGCCGGGGATAAGGTACTCGCCACGCTGATACCCGGAGAGGGTCGCCGGACGCTGACGCTCCCGGCGCGGGCTTCTGGCTGAGTCATTTTTACGGCATCAACCGCCACCCGCTCGCCCGTCTGGGTATTCATAAGATTACGGGCGGTACGCTTCTTTTTCTTTGCCATCAGAGCAGTCCTCGCTGATTTTTAAGGCCACGGGTAATGCGCAACTGGCGATGACTGTCGCTGTTGCGCTGCTGTTGGGGAGTGTTAAGTCGGTGCAGTTCGTAGCGCTGGCAGTCTTCTTTGCTGGCGAGAAAGGCGAGGAAGATCGCATACGCGCTGTCGCCGTGACGCTTGTGGCCATCGCTGCCGGTATTCTCCCGGTCATCAATACCCGGCACCCCGCGCTGAACGACAATCTGCCCGAGGTCGCTGATAACATCCTCGTGCTTCGGGAGGACCAACTCATCGTCTTCGAACGCCGCTTTGAAGCGCGGCATGTTCTCGCGGTAGTGGGCGACGGACGGCATGACCACCTCCACCTCTGCGCCGTACTTCTCCGCCGCCTGCTCGGCCAGATAGTTACCGTTCCCCCGGCCATCGAGCTTGATACCGTCGCGACGCGGTAGCCGGTCGCAGATAAAGAACAGGGCCTGCTCCTGCTGCTTGTAGGGAACGTTGGCCAGCTCGACAAGGAACGGCACGGTACGGGTGGTATCGTCGTTGATGGTCATCGGCGCAAAGACGGTCAGGTGGCCAGACCGCGCAAAGTCCTCGCCGAGGCAGTGGCGAAGGTTTTGCGGCAGCGTGTTTAACACGGGCAGCACCACCTTATCCAGCCATTCCTGCATATCCAGCGCACGGATGATTTCCGGCATGGCATTGAACGCAGCCGTGCCGGTGAAGCGCAGAACGGGACCGGTGCCCCGCGCAGCTCGCTCACGGATGGAGCGGGCAAGATAGGTGCCGCCGCCGTTCTTCGGCTCGCAGTAGTATTCCTCGCGGGCGTCTTCTTCGGTGGCGGTATCGCTCAACAGGTTAGCCAGCCATTGTGCCTCGGCCTCCGGCGACCAAGGCTTTTTCGTCACCTGACAGATACGACGATACAGCCCTTCGCTGATGGCCAGCTCGATATCAATACGATGAACGGAATAACGTTTCTTGCCCGCGCGGCTGTCTGTAATGATGGTATTGAACAGGTTTTCAATGCCGTTGTGAGTGGAGATCAAACGGACCTTTGAACCCCACATAGTCAGTGCCAGCGCAGCTTTCAGCACGGCGGCCAGGTCTTTCTGGAATGCCGCTTCGTCGATGATGACGTTACCTTGCATACCGCGCAGGTTCGACGGGTTGGACGAGAGCGCTTTTATTTTGAAACCGCTGGCAAAGTTGATGACGTAAACCAGAATATCCTTGTCGTCGTCTTCCAGCGCTTCCTCGCCAATCGCGGAGGCCGCGAGATTATATGCCTTCGCCCACATGGCGCAGGCGTCGATAAACTCACGCGCCATGTCTTTGGTGGTGCCGACATAGAAGGTGTCGGTTCCTCCGGCTTCCGGTGACATTGACCCGCTGAGCGCCGCCTCGGCGGCTTCCGCCCACGTCAGGCCGGTACGACGGGATTTCTCGGCTATCTTGAGCTGGGACGTATCCGCAATCCAGCGACGCTGGTACGGAAGCAGCACCTGATCCGCGTCGAACTCGCCCGCCAGAATGGCGCTGGCGGAATGATTACGTAACTGTTCCTGTGCTGACAGAGACCCGGCCATCATGCGATCCCCAGAATCTGGCGACGGATATCAGCGGCGGTTTCCGCAGACAGTCCGGCGCTTTTTGTAATTTTCTCCGCCTGCGCGGCGGCTTCTTCGGCGAAGGCCTGGCGTATTTCTTTCTCACGTTTGTGGCTGGCCATCGCTGCCGCCTCCAGACGCTGAGCAACCAGCGCCAGCTGGCCGAGGGCCTTCGGCTCAACCGGGCCTTCTTCTTCAGCGAGTGACATCGACGTTTCGAATGCCAGCGTTTTCACAAACTCCATCAACAATTTGCCGACGTCAGACGTCGGCGCAGAACCCAGCTTTGCGGCCCAGATTTCGGCCATTTCGCGGGAGGCGCGAATTTTGGCTCCGAACTCTTCCATACGGCTGGCGTAGCGGTTCAGGCCCGTGCGGCTGAGCTTCATGTCTTCCGGCAGGTTGTGGCCATCAATCAGCTCGTTGATGGCCTCGCGGATCTCTTCCTGGGTATGACGTTTCTCGCGCAGCATCTGGTGCAGCGTGTCGCGAACGCCATCCGGCAGCAGGTCGATTTTGGAGGGGCGACCACGGGTCGTTTTTTGTTCAGTGGACATGCGATGTTTTCTCCCGTGCGGCCATCAACTCTTCAACTTCGTCAATAGCTTCCATGTAGGTAAAAACATTGCTCCATTCCGGGGCTGCGCCTGTCACTGCTTCGTAAATGGCGCTGAGTGTCTCCTCAGCAGCATCGCGCTCAACAATAAGCTGCGTTTCAGAACGGTCGAGCTGCCCCAGTTCAGCAAGGAGCTTATCGCAGGAACAACAGAGCGATTCCAGTGAGGCTGCTGCTGTTAACAGTGAATGCCACGTCAAAGTGACTTCCTCTGTTGGGCTATGGTGAGCAAGCCTTGATAAGCGGCGAAACTGTTCGGCCTGCTGACGGCACGTTGCCAGCAAATTCTGCAGGGCTAATTTATCCATTCTTACCCCCTCGCGCGGGGCTTTTTCACCCCCGGCACCGTGGCGAGACCGCTGGCAACGTCATCACCGCGACCAGTGATTTCCGCCACATAACAGCCAGAAACATCTGTCAGCCGTACCAGGCCCTGCTCACGCAGCCATGCCAGATGCGTGCGCACGGTATCGCGGGGAACGCGATGGCCATACGTCTGCAGGCACGTCTGCAGAATCGACTCGTTGGCACTGTCGCCGCATTCGACAAGGGATCGCAGAATAACCAGGCGCTGGTCCTGGTCGAGAATGTCACGCATAGTCACCTCTTATTTTTCCTTCAGCTCGTTTTCCAGAAGCAGATCGCTGACGTGTTTCACCTGGCGAATTGCCGGGCCCAGTTCCCGCAAATCACCCCGCAGGTTGCTCATTTCCAGCTGCAGCTGGTGAAGGTCTTTCTGGCTCGGCAGCGCTGCAATTGTGTTTTCAACACCCTGCAGACGGGTACGCAGCAAATCCAGCTCCTCGCGTTTGACGTAGGTTTTGGCCAGCAGGAGCTGAATGACGTTCACGGCAGACATAAACAGCGCCCAGATGATCGCCCAGTTACCCTTAATGATTTCCCAGCCCATGCTTCCCCCTGTGTTCTCTGATGGCCTGACAGGTGAAACAGGTCGCCACATACGGCAGCGCCCTGAGTCGCTTAGCCGGAATCGCCGCGCCGCAGTCGTTACAAAACCCGTACTCGTCCGGCAGCTCTTTAACGCGCGTTAAATGCTGGTTTAAGAGCCGTTCCCGTTCTTCCATTTCAAGGTCGCTGGCGCGATCAAACGCTCTCGTCATTTACCCACCATGACCTTATCTTTGCTGGATTTGCTGTAGCGGGCGAAACCGTCCAGCGTCCTGAACCCCAGATAACCCAGCGCCGGGGTTGCCAGCATCAGCGCGATATCCCAGTCCGGTTCGGGCATGGAAAAAGCATGACCAAAAGCCCCGGCCACCGCGCCCGCCTGCTGGCCCAGCGACATGAAAAACACATAGGCAATGCTGCTGTAGAGCGACAGGCGGGCCATCAGCGGGCGGGTCTGGCGGACATATTCGTCCGTGGCGTTATCGCCGTTGCGGATGGTTTCCTGCTGTTCATGTTGCGCAGCCTGCTGGTCGGCCATCTGCGCCTTGTCCCGCTCAAGCTGGAACTGCTGCAGCTGAACCCTGAGGCCCTCAAGCTGGACAAGCTGCTCAGGTGGTAGCTGCGCAAGCTTCTGCTCCAGAACACGCTGCTGGTCAGCGGGATTAATCGCACCATTTACGGTCTCGACAATGCTGGCCACCGAGTCAGCGGCTTTCGCTGTGGTACTTTCGCTACCGAACCAGCCACCTACGGTGCGAACCAGAGAAGGCCCGGCTTTCAATAGCACGGAAGCTATTGTGGAAAGGGTTACAGGATCCAATTTATTACCTCCTTACGAACCAGCCAGGCATACAGAATGACCACAGTCAGACCGGCGAGAGGGTTAAGCAGCATGACGACCGGACTGGTTGCAAAGACGGGGGCAAAGGCCAGCAGAAAAGTGCCGAAAGCCCAGATCAGCCACGAGACACAACGCACCCATTTTCGGGCCGGGCGGTCAGGCTGACGTAAACGATAAGGCAGGTTGCCGAGCCAGATACTTGCCGCTATTAACAGGGCGCCGGAGAACGTCAGCCACCAAACAACAAATGCCTGACGGCCATAGAAACAACAAACCAGCAGCGATAACCCGACGAGAGCGACCACAGACCAGCCGGACTGAAACACCCGGATCAACGCCTGAATCAGCCAGTCGGTATTCAACGATTTAAACATGATGTTTTTCCTTGTATCGCTGGCACTGCCAGACGATGTCTCTTATATCGACGGAGTCCCAGCCCTTGCGGTAATAACTGGCATGAGTGCCATCGCAGCCTGTGTAGTCCCGTGGAACGGGCGGAGGGCCACCGGCTACCCGGTGAAGCACTTCCTGGCGGAGGCGGTCACGCCGCCCCACGCGTAAGGTTTCCTCCCAGCCTTTGCCCATAATCAGCTCCGGGGGACGGAGACCTGGCCGCCGATGACCTCCTGACAGGCGTTCGCCAGTAAATCCAGTCTGTTAAACCAGCCATTGAGGTACTTACCCTGAGATGGATTCGACTTGATGATGTCGGCGTAATAGCGGGAACGGCGCAGGAAGCAGCGAAGGAGGAGCCATTCGGCATCAGCGCCGATAACCGCTTTAGTGGTTTTGGGGCCGACAATGCCATCAGCGGTGACGCCGACCGCATCCTGCAGGAGCTGGATCGCTTTTTTAGCACCATGCTGTACCGCAGAATCGAACACAAAAAGGGAGATGCCATCAGGCCAGTCAGTGCAGTAAGCCGGATACCAGTAATCACGGAAATAAATCTGCCCGGCCTGTTCTTCGGTCAGGTCCTTAATGCGGGTATCGGGTTTACCGTCACCATCGACGTCAGTTTTGCCATCGGCAAGACCGTCGCGTTTATCAGAAATGCCGTATTTAGTTTCGCCGCCAGCGTCGGTGGGGTCATTAACATAACCACCTTCGCGGGCGTGAATGAAAGAGAGTGCGTGTAAAAACGCGGGGGAAAATGATGTTGTCATGCCTGCACCTTTGGGATTGAGTCAATCTGACTTATCCGAGTTTGCTACAGGCATAAAAAAAGCCGGATTAACCGGCTTCCTTGTTAATTGAGTATCACATTTTTTCCGCCGAGCAGGTTGTTAACAATACGGTTCTTTTAATGCTGACGTGCCAGCCATTGATAGTGCTTTCCATTTTCTGTCCGTGAACTTTATCTAGCCCAGAAGCACGCATAAATGCAAACTTGTCAGGAGTATTGTTTACCGTTTCTACAGGCTCATCATCCCAAGTAACTTCCTTTGTATCTTTTGCCGGTGGGTTAATTAACTTGGAAAATACTGTAATACAAACATCAGAGGTGATTTTAGTAAATTCGTCGCTGTCAGGACGTTTAGGTCCTGACACAAAATCCATTTTCAAATTGACAGCGCTATCACTAACTGACGCTTTTAAGTGTCGATACACACCAATAAATCCATCATTTTCAGCAAATGCTGTATCCCCTTTATTATACCAGTCTACTGAGTCTACCCGAGCATAGTCCTCTAGAAGTATTTTGGCCTGTTCTTTGATAGAAGCTTGACCCGCATAAGACGAGAACGTTGTAATAAATAAAAATCCCAGAAATATTTTACGCATTGGTATCCTTAAAAAAGTGACGGCTGGTATTTCTTATGCTCCAGCCTGCGCATACGCTTGATGGCTTTATACACCGTTTTGTACGTTACGTGATAGCGGGTAACTAAAGTATCTATGCTCGCCCGGTTACAGTAATCACGCCAGATTTGCATATCGCGTACCAGAAACTCAAGCCGCTGGCCCCGTGGAACATAGATTTGCATCCCTCCAATATGCCGGGTTATCGCGATTACCAGCTCCAGAGAATGCGAGGAATCGCCGCCCAGTCTCGCCAGCTCCCGACTCAGTATTGAATTTAGCTCAGCAAGAATCGACGGGAAACGGACATTCTCAGTTTCATCGCTGAGATGATCCAGCAAGCTATCATCACGAACATCACCAAAGAGATCATCACTCATTTTATCCACCTTCTGGCTGCGTCAGCGTAAGCGCTGCAGATTGTGTCATAGTCCCGGCTTTCCTCGCCGGTGACCGGGTTCTCAGGGAGCCGGACGCGGTGCGCTAACATAGCCTCTCTCATCCCACGGATGTGCCATTGCTTCAGGCTCTCAAGGAAAACCACTTCAGCATCACCGCGCAACCATTCAAGGCTGGAGACGCCAGCGCCGCCATTGCGTGTCCGGGTCTGGCGCTGGACAAAATGGTCGAGCGCAATATCGCTACCATCCCGGATAAAACCCTCGTTAAACATCGTTTTCCATATCGCGCGGATTTTCAGGCTCAAATCTGACGGGGCAGACATACGGCGCTTAGAACGGTGCAGAGGTTTGCTTTTGAACCCCTTAGCCTCCAGTGCCTGGATAACATTCTGCAGCTCGATGATGGTCATCTCGCGACAGCTCGACTTGCCCGGAACTACCGCCCCCAGCAGGGAGCGGTAAGTGTCATCGTCAAGCGCCAGTTGGCCCTTCGCGATATGGATAATCTGTATTGCGTTTGAGCGGGTCATAGGCCCTCCAGCTGGGAGACAGTGAGGATGGCAGTGCTGCAACATTGCCATACGTACCAGTAAGATTCCCGCCAGGCGATGTTATCTGCCTCTGACGCCTCCGGGGACCGGTCAAAAGAACAATCCGACGAAAACCAAGAATCGAATAGCTCTCTTAGTTTTGCATCAGCGGGCACTCCCGGCGCAGGCCGAGCACAGCAGTAGAGGAAATAAACATCATCAGGCAATTTATGAGCCGCAGATGAATAGGCCAGCGCAAACTTGTTACCGTCTGACCGCCCGCTTTGCACATCCAGAGTAGCCACCAGCCCCATCGAATACTGGTTAAGTCTGCGCCCCAACCTGGCGGCTGCATTCTCCAGCTGGTCGATTCGATCCTGCTGCTGGTTTATATGGTCGTCCTGAGCTGCGTTAGCGCTCTGGGCCTTCTCCAGCATCTCTAGCAGCGCCTCGACCGTTTTCAGCGAAAAGCTGGGAAGCGTGGCATTAATGGTCTTAATGCGCTCGATGGAAGTATTAACCCCCCATGCAGGCATCGCCTTACGGGCAGCAATATCAGCTTTAATCTGCTCTAAATTAACCATGCGATTTATCCTCCGCCCGCATACGTTCGGCATACTGCTGCTCGCGTATCATCTTCTGAGCCGCCTGTATCAGCAGACTGACGGCCATACGGGCGCGGGCTGCGGCATAGCGGTTGCTTGTTTTGGGGTCACGGTAGAGCGTTTCGGCAAGACCCAGTTGCTCGCTGGCCTCCTCCAGCAGTCCCGTAACGGACGGGCCAAAGGGACTGACGGGCTGAGAGTCCACACCCACAATCTGCGCCAGACGCGCCAGTTTGCGATTCTTTTCATGGTCAATCATCGAACCCATTCCGTTATGTCGCAGTTGCTCAATCATGATCTCGACGTCCGCCACTTCTTCGGCCACTTTGTCGCTGCTGGTCTTGTGATTAATAAAACGGACGCAGGAAGCTGATAATTCGCTGGCTTCTTCCGCCAGTACCAGCACCTGAGAATCAAAACCCCATTTAGCGAATGCGGCCTCAAAAATACCTTTCGATTTTGGATTCATAATATGTCCCTACTGATTTTCGGCGTGAGCAACCCCACGGCGCTGACGCCGGAAATTAATCAAAGTTAATTAACAATATTCAGAGCTTGGCTAAATCCAGCGATATCTGCTTATAAGTGCCATCATCCTGACGCTCATATAAACGCAAATACTGGCTGGTTCCGGTGACCTGAATAGCATCGGCCACTGCGTCCATTGCTTCATTCCATTTGGTATCGTCAATATTCAGTGAGCGGAGCCCCAGAACCTGATTGATATCAATCCGGCCCTGTTTATTGACGCGGAAGGCATGATCGACCATTGCCATAATCTTTTCGTTAGCACCGGCAGACCATTCATGGATACAGTCATCAATCAGCTTTTTCGCTGCCTGAATGCGTTCATCGAAAATGCGATGCTCGCCAACGGCGCGAACCAGCTTATAACGCCCATCAAAGCTGACCAGCGTGACATTGCCTTTGGCACCGCCATACTCAACGCCGTACTCCGCTGCTGAAAGGTCGACAAAGTCACCGATTTTCGCCATAGAGCCGAGCTTGAACTCGACCAGCGACTGACGCTGCAGACGAGCCGCCTCAACGATGCCGAGCACCATTTCATCACGCAGTTTATCCAGTGGTTTAATCTGTGATTCAGGAACTAAATGCCCCTGAGCGTTAATCCGGTAACCTTCCGGGATGGTATTTAAAGTATTCATCAAAGCCTCACTGAATTAATAGCATTCTGAAAAAACAATATTCGAAACAACACGACGACTTAATTCCATCTTTTCGGCAATAACAGGAATAGTCAGCCCCTCTTTATAAAGCTCACGACACAACCACCGGTCATGTTCACTGGTCGACTCGACCTTGATGGATAACCCCCAACGCGTAACCTGAGACAAGATAGCTGACCGGGTACGGTTAAGATGATCAGCGATTTGCTGGACGGGAATCTTCCCGGCATTATCACGAACGAACTGAATTTCTTTTTTCGTCCACATACGGCGCTTTTCCATGATGACCCCTTATTTTTCCACATACTCTTTGGTAACAATTTCTGTGAAGCGAATTAGTGCATCACAGGCATCATGTTGGTTATCTGCCTCGGGAACCCCCGGAACAAGCATCTGTTCATTCGTCCGTGAGTGCCTGGCCCGCACTTCAATTATTTCCCGAACTCTTTTTTCTTCACCGTTGATAATGGGTAAAGCACCATCCGGGAGAACATCACCAAACTCGATTAATCCAGAAGCCCAGGCATAAGCCGTAATTTTTTTATTCATCATTACCTCCAGATAACATGACAACCTTCAAGGGTGGCCATCCATACTGAACGCGTCCCGGTGGGGCAGCGTTCAATCAGATGATTAGCTCTGTTCACCAGCTCAGTCGGTGGACAGGTGATTTCAAGACACGGACGACGCATCCACACCCGCATCTCCGTAACACGACTACCGCGCGCCTGCAGCCATGCCTGCGCAGCGGTGGCCATACCAACATGTTCAGCAATACGTTCAGTAATCATGGTGTTAACCCCTTAATAACGTCGATACATCAACATCCAGATCCAGATCACGCAACGCCTTGCGAATATAGCTTTCGCTCACAGCTTCACCCGCACCGTGCGCTGTCATCGCGGCAAGCCGCAGGGAGTGACTGAGGATGCGCAGTGCGCCGGGCTTCTGTGCTATCTGCTGGAGCAAATCGCGCTCTTTTTCACCGTCGATATGCCAGGCGTCGGCAATTGCGGCCACATCGGCCTTTTTGGTCTTGTTGATCGCCACGCGTTTGGCGATGCGGGAGAACAGGCGGGCGAACTCGACGGTGCGGTTACCGCCGGTCATGTTGCTGTAGACACGGTGGTTACCCATCAGGACCAGTCCGACGCGAGTGGCCTCCTGCAGCAGACGCAGTTCTTCGAGTGTTTCAGCGCCCAGATGGTCCGCTTCGTCAATGATGACAAGGCCCTGAGTGCCATCAAGACGGCGGCGCAGTGCACGGGCCAGCGGACCTTTACGGCGTGGCGCATCATTCATTCCCAGCTCGTAGGCCAGCTCTGTCAGGCACTCCAGCACACTGGCGCAGGAGGGGGTGATCGTTATCATCCAGACGTTGTCGTTACTGCGGCGGTATTCCCGCGCGGCCTCGGACTTCCCGACGCCAGGGTTACCGCAGACTACGCCGATGCACTCTGTCAGGTGCGCATAGCGGAAGGCTGTCCAGATTTGTTTAACCGTTGGGGTCTCGATAAAACGTGGTGGCGCTGGCAGCTCGGCGGCAGAATGCTGCTTTGTAACCCAGCGTTGCAGAGCCAGTTCTACACGGTCGTTATCACCGGCATATTTATTATTCATGAAGCCACTGACGACGCTGGAAGACAGTCCGGTTTCACGGGCAACCTGAGCAAAAGTAAAGCGGGTACCATCGACAAGGTTGCGCAGAACCTCGCGAATATCAGAAATATTCACCTCAGACATAATTCACTCCATTATTTGAAGGGTATTTAAACGGTTTTAAATCGCATTTTTACGTTTATTTGATTCCAGAATATCCAGCGAGTTATTCAGATATTCATCCTCGCTGTATTCCGCATCCTCAACGTCGGCCAGCGCCACCGGTGCAGTACCGCGAGTGGGGCGATAGACGTTGCCATGCAGCCATTCCTGCTCTGCCGGAGCTGGCAGGGTGTGGACGTTCTCGGCCTCGGCAAGGCGGACTTTCTCCTCGCCGCGCTGGCGCATCCCTTTGATACGTTGCTGGCGCTGGTGATATTCGGCAGTAACCGGGAATGCCTGCTGTTTATTACCATCCCAGACGGCTTCACAAATAAATGAACCATCCAGGCGGCGAATAACAACTTTTGTTGCATCATGAATATCGTAATTAACCAGAACTTTATTACCGTGCTCGTTATTCAGCTCAGCCGAGTAATACAGGTTATTGAATAAACGGACCTCACAACGGTTGACGGTACGCTCTATCTGCGGCATGAACATCTCACGCAGCTCCAGATCCGACAGCCATTCTATTTCTGTCGCTTCTTTCTCCAGCTTATAGCGGCGGAACTGAGCCGGGGTGAAGTGCTCACCATCACCGCGTAGCGGCAGAGACTCATGCGGGCGGTTGTTATACCACTCCACACCGGCCTCGATGTGCTCAATCAGCGATTCCCAGGATGGCAGAGCGCGTAGCGTCTGTTGCTGTTTAGCAGTCAGCGCTTTCCCTTTATTCACAGCATTCGTCGCGGACTGCAGATCTTTTGTCAGGTGTCGAACGGTGCTACGGTCTGCGCCGGTGCCGTAATAGGTGGCGAACTGGCGTGAAATACGCATCCCTAGCGTTCTGTTGAGGATCTCAATAATGCCACGCCCCTGCGGGTTTTCAGGGATACCAAGACGGTGATCGATACCGAGACGGGGAAGAATACCGGTCAGCTCAGCATCAAAGGTATTGTTGGTCTCGCCGCCACCGTTATCGGAATAGTACAGGAACGGTTTGCCGTGGTTTTTAATGCCGTGGCGCAGGGCGTCGGCAACAGCTATCACACTTTCAGACAGCGCCAGACTCCAGCCGACAATATAGCGGCAGCTACCATCCAGGATAAACGTCACCTCCGGCGAAAACGGGTTGCCGTGGTCAGGATGGGCGACCTTCATTTTCATGCCGTGGCCGTCACCAATCCAGACGTAGTTCACTGGCAGACACAGCCAGTCACGGCGGACAAAGCCTTCATACTGGCGGAACTCGCTGCCCGTGACTCTGCCTTTCTGCTTAACAACAACGGGTAATTTATTCATGGCGTAGCACACCTGGTCGTAAGAAGGGATGGCTGCGGCCATCATCGAATCATCCTGGTAACGCTCAGCCCACGCAGTTGCAAAATCATCGTAAGCCTCCTGAATACCGCGACCGTCAGGGCGACGATAAAAACTCAGGAACTCCGGCAACCATCTGATTTCTTCAGGCTTAACAACCTGACGTTTACCCGGAGCAAGCAAAAGAAGACGTTCAGCGGCAGAGCGGGTTTTATTAAAATCAGCCACCCAGCGCTTGAGTGATATTTCACTCAGCGACCGGGACGCGCCTTTTTTGGCATTAGCCAGAGAGACGGCAGCGTCCAGTCGCTCAGGCAGTTCGCCACTCTGAGCCTGACGCACAATCTCGCGGATAGCTTTTGCCCGGCTGTATCCCGGCAGTTCTCCGAGGCGCAGCACTTCAACGACCAGCGCCATACGCGCATCAGCAGTTTTGCGCTGTGCCGCTGTCAGACCGTTCAGTTTCTGCTCCATCAGCGCAGGGCATTTGCGGTACACAGCGATTTTGCTTTCCTCGTTACATTTGGCTCGTGGCGTGACAGATACGGTAGCTTGAGCGTCAGGCAGCCCTTTAGGTGAGCCGTTCATCAGTTCTTTTATCTGATTAACGCGTATAGCTTCTTGCACCTCTAAAGGAAGACTATCCAATTTGTAAACAAACCCGCCACCCATGCCACGGCGCTTCTGAGAAAGCCACCCCTCTTTTTTTGCTCGTTCACGTATATTTCGTGACGTTTTTGGTAGCCCAGGCAAATGCATTTGAGCCAGGTCTTCAGCGCTAAAATGAGATTTTATGCTCATAAGAAAACTCCGCTTACACTAATTACTTGTGTACATGAGCAAAAGAGTGGGTAAAATCGCTGCCATATCGGCTTGGCCAGATTTCCTCCGGTGGAACACCTATCGCATCGGCGATGATTTTCTGCCCTTTAGGCCACTTTCGATCAAGTGCATTGTTTAAGGCGGTAGGAGTTTTGTAACCGTAGTGTGCTGAAAGGCCGCGAAGAGACCAGCCACGTTTATGCAGTGCCGCAACTATGTCAGCACGATGCCAGTCCAGGGGTACTTGCTGATTTTTTTTATTCATGGCTTTTGCTCATTTAGTGAAATCATGAACAAAGACTATTCGCAAATGCTAAAGAAATCAACTCGGATGAGGCGATTATTTGAAGCATCCGAGACTATCATCCAACTCATTTGCGATTAAATATTATTTATCAATTTAAAATCAATATCTTATAATTAACTCGGATGAGGTGGTGACATGGCTTTTGATCGTCCTGAACAAGAAAATAAACTCGGATGCGAAGGATTTCACTCTCGTTTGCGCTTGTTGCTTGAGAAGTTTAAAAGCAACAACGCTTTTGCTGTGGCTGCTGGCGTTTCAGCTTCAGGGCTAAACAGGCTTCTGGAAGGAGGCTATCCCACGCTCCCCATACTGATAGCTTTGGCAAAAGCTGGAGGCGTTTCTGTTGAATGGCTTTCAACTGGTGGAGATTCGGTAGAATCAAAATTACCGGCTCTCGTTCAAGGTAGTCCGTCGGCTGTTACAGATGTAAAAGGTAATAATGTAGACCTTGATGAGTTTGTCTTTGTCCCAAGGTTCAACGTGTCTGCCTCTGCTGGCTATGGATCATGGAATGATGATGAGACCCCCATGTTTACAGTTTCGTTCCGCCGTTATTGGGTAACCAATCACCTAAAAGCCGATCCTGCCAAGCTGTCTGTAATAAGTGTTTATGGTGACTCTATGGAAGGGGTTTTGAATGACAAGGATATAATACTTATAAATCATGCGGATAAGGAGCCAAGAGAAGGGATTTACGTTTTACGTATTGATGGTCAGCTCATCGTTAAACGAGTGCAAAGATTACCTGGGTCATTATTGAGAATCACAAGCACCAATCCAGCTTACGAGCCATTCTCTATAAATCTCAATGACGTCCCCAATGATTTCGCTGTGGTTGGTAAAGTAGTTTGGTATGGTAGAGTCATCTAGCCAAACCTAAAATTTTTGAACGCCATTTAAACCTGCTTCTTGGACGTTTGAATTCGGTTTCTGATTAGTATCAATAAATTTCAAGGAGCACTCCCTCCATCAGATTCGGTATCAAATCGTCCAGCCGTCTGGATTCAGCATTCCCGCCTGTTCCCACTTATTCCTACGTATTCCCGGTTGTATCAAATGATTCCCTTCATAACAATCCAGCCCGGAACCACACAACCGGTTGATGGTGGTGCCGGAAACGCTCTGCGGGTAGCCCGCCAACAGCGTCGCCATATGCGCCACGTTGCGGTTATCTTCCCCGGCCTGGTTCGCGCAGCCGAAAATCACATCATCGATAGCCGATGGATCGAGACCCGGATTACGGCTCAGCAACTCTCGCAGCGGAATGGCGGCTAAATCATCGGCGCGGACGCTGGCCAGCGCCCCGCCGTAACGACCAATCGGTGTACGAATCCCATCACAGATAAAGGCGTCACGCATCAGACTTCTCCCGTTATTGTGCCGCCGATGCGGTGCGATTTGCCGCGAAACAGGGCCACAATCTTGTGTTGTTGATTAACGATTTCAATGTCGTAGACGCCGGTCAGTTTCCCCTGCTGCTTGACTCTTGCCGTGGCGACCAGTCGGTCGCCGGCAAAGGCCGGACGCAGGAAGTCGATACTGGCGGCAGAAGCCACCGCCGCCAGCCCCTGGCTGTTGCAGGCGTAGGCAAATGCGGTGTCGGCCAGCGAAAACAGCTGCCCGCCGTGACAGGTCTGATGGCCGTTAAGCATGGCTGGCGAGACGGTCATGCTCATCTGCGCATAGCCGTCATCCATTTCAATCATCTCGATGCCCAGGGTTCTGGCACAGGTATCTTTTTCGTACATCGCGCGCGCGTTGCGCCAGGCCTCATTGCTCAT